AGTATCGCCCTTATCCCAACCTACTGCATCAATTGATCCATGTGGGAATTCAAAAAACATCTCTTTTGTTTTACCATCTTGTTGGACTTCAACCAACCATTCATTTTGTGACAATTGTTTGTATTTCATAACAACCCCTTTAAAAAATTGAGCAGTTTCTTATCCTACTCAGGATATATAACAATTACGCCTGTTTACGATACTTAGGACGATAACCATTATTGGACTTATTAGAAACTTCAGCAAGTTTCTTTGAGAGAACTGAGTCACGCTTTTGAAGCTCTGACAAGTCAAACTCAAGAGTCTTAATTCGTGACTTTGCAGATTGCAACTTTGCACGATAGAAATCTCTTTCCCTAATAAGTTCATTCGCTGGTATGACTTTTTGCATATCCATTGAAATTCTCCTTCACTAATTGGAGTAGTTTTGTTTTACACTTCACCTTATCGTAAGGCAGAAATGCGGCGTATTTGACGATTAATCGTCTAGTGTCTGGCCATATTAAGTCATCTTTCATTCCTTCATCAAACCGTTTAACATAGTTAAGTAATCCTTGCAAGATTACCGCCGATTCTATACTTACTCGTTTAGCAAGTATGTTCTTCAATAATACAGGATGTTTACCGTTTTGTAAAGAGAAAATTGAATTAAAATCTTCAACTTGATCAAACAAAAAGTGCATGTCCTGTAGAAAGTTATATGTCAAGGACTGTTTGTTCTTAGTCCATTCCATATAGTTCTCTTCACTGAAATCACCCAACCATCCTTTTGGGGACTTTACAAAATTAGAAATATAATAATCTTGTGTCTTATCTCCATACTTTCTTGCTACCCTTGCAAAGAAATACCTATCTCTTCGCTTTAAGAAGGATGCTTTTGTTGCAGAAGTCTTTCCACCGTATCTAGTATAATCATAGTTACTGGTGAAATGTAGTTTCAGACCAAGATATATCTGGTAGGATTCCCACGCTTCCATTGGATTACATCCTTAAATTGGTAGGGTTGCTACTCGTGGCAAGAAGTTTAACTTCCTTGCATCTGCTTCTATTTTTTCTTTGAGTGGTTTGGAAATAAGCGGCCCAATAGTGTCTGGTTCCATATTATTCTTCTCACAATAATCTAAGATAGCATCCATGTACGATATATCATCTGCTGTATTTACTATTCTTTCGATTTTGAGGGCGAACTTCTTTGGTGTCATCACAACTAGTTCTTCTAGATTCATTACAAACTCCTGTTAACAGGTTTAAAAAGGTGGAGAAGGCGGTATTATTAATACCGAAACCTTCTCCGATTTTTGTAGACTTACCGTAGGTCTACATGGATGTGTTAAGTCATCACACTATAAAATTTGGAGCGGGTGGAGAGAATCGAACTCCCGTCATAAGGTTGGAAACCTCAAGTAATGCCATTATACGACACCCGCTGGATACCACTTTTCTGTTGCTAAGTAAGTGGTCAACTCCCTGTGTTTACGCCGCTAGGGCGAAATCAGATGTGGCAAAGTTATCGTTTGCGTTTAGTTTTGTTTGACTGTCTAACGTAAGTCACCACGGCAATCTACTCTCATCTCTATCCGTCAGTCGATCCTATTCATCCCCATCAAAAACATACTAGCATCCCTTTCAGTATGCTTTTGGTGGAGATGGAGGGATTCGCACCCTCGTCCTGCCCAAACTTTGAATCGTATTAACGATTGCATTCCTATTTATACATCCATTATATCAAATAGTAGTACTGATGTCAAGAAGTTTATGTAAACCTTTTCCACTTCCTATGATACACCCCATATTATTTTCAAACGAAAACTCTACTAGTGACCATGTCTTGGTTCGTTCATTGAAAGCAACTACTATTCTTGTCTTAATTGGTTCTCCAGATTTTCCTCTAGAGAAACCATCCATTGAGAATAGAGGTATTTCTCTGAACTTCTTGGTTATATCAATTACTTCCTTTTGTGTGCCACAATAGACAGGTTTATTTGTCCATTGTGGTTCAGCATGTGCTTTATCCGGCAATACCAGCAGAACTGTTCCCAACAGCATTGTCAGTATTGTTATTCGGCACTTGGTTATCAACCGCATTTTCTTTCTCCCATTCTTCTGCAAACAGGTCGATGGTATCAACTAAGGCCTGAAGATAATCTTTCTTGTCCTTTACAAACTCTTGGACAAGTCCATCTTCAGTAACTACAAGAATTACGATTTGATTAATCTCAATCCCTGTTCGTTCTTGAAACATCTCTGCATAAGCAGATGCCTGCATATAGTATTCAAAGTTATAATCATCCTTGCGTTCAGAACGAGAAGTCTTAAAGTCGATGATAGACGGAACTCCGTTCCAATCTGCAATGCAATCCACACGGCCTGCAACACGATACTTCTCACTCCATAATCCAGCTTCTTGTGCATAGATATTAGTTATGCGTTTCTCAAGAGTTGGTTTTAGTTGTGAGAACAAACACCAAGGTAAGAATGCAAAATTATCTTTTAGCACTTCCTTGTTGTTTAGAAAATCCTCACACATATGGTGAACAGCGGTTCCACGAGCAGCGGCAGTACGCATGATATGATTAGCAACATCATTACCTACACGATTTCGCCAGGCTTGTAGTCCTGCCTTCTTTTCTTTTCGTACACCTAACACGGTTGTGATAGATGGATAGAAACCAGTGGGCGTATCATAGAAACGCTTCCGATTTACTGTTTTGGTTGATACCTCTGGGATATCTACTGGTTTATGATTAAACATAATTTACCTCAATTGTTTTCATTATATAATTATACCAAAAAGAACGTCTAATGTCAAGAGATTTCTTCATCTTTTACATAAAAATGTATCTTGATGATGTTATCATTCTGCTCTTTTATAAAGTACTCTAACTTATTTTGGGACAGAATTCTCTTTAGTTCGTTTAATGTAACGTCTTTCATTTGATTCTTTCTTAACTGCATCTTCAGACTTCTTACCAAAGATTGCGTTCCAGTTGTCTTCTACTTGAGCGTCTGTGACTATACTAGTTCGTCTAGAACTACCTTTGCCACCATGCCAGTTAGTCATCCTTGGCGACCTCGCATCCCCATATCAATAATGATATTCCACACAATCCATATAGCAACCCTTCGACCGAACCAAGCGTACCTTGGTTTACTGCATAAAGTGCCGATCCAGACATCATTGCACCAACCATCATTCTAACTACACCAGTACCACCAGTGTAGCCTTTAGGTCGATTATAATAATCCTCAACCTCATCTTCCCACTTCTTCATTACTATTCTACTCCAAGCCTAATCTTGTTGATTAGATATTCTTTAACAAAACCACTTCGAACAATGTCTCCAATGGTAAATTCAATATTTGCAAATGCATCCATAGCATCTAAGATTTTCATAAACTGCACCAATCCACTCTTGTCTGAACCTTTAATAAGGTCAGTCTGGAAGAAATCCCCAGCGAACATAATCTTAGAATCTTGTCCAACACGAGTTATGATTGTATCAAGTTCATGGAAGTTCAAGTTCTGACATTCATCAACAATGATGATTGCGTTGTCCAGTGTAATACCTCTAAGGAATGATGTAGTCAAGAAGCAAAGACTTCCTTGTGACTTCAACCTATCATACAGTCCAGCAAACGCCTGTTCATTGGGTTGTTCAAATAAGAACTTAACCATGTTCTGATATGGAACTTGAAACAATGCTGTCTTGTCTTCCTCATCGCCAGGCAGGAATCCTATCTCACGAGTAGGTACTGCGCTACGCACAATATACACTGTGTCATATGGTGTTGAGGACTTCAATACCTCTTGCATTGCATTGTACAGCAATATAAACGTCTTACCAGTACCAGCGGCACCATATAAGAAAAGGTTCTTACCCTCTTCATAAGCAGCGAATGCTTTCTTTTGATTATCCGTAATCGGGTTTACTTTAACCAGATTATTAGAAGTTATTTCTTTTGCCTTACCCATATACTACACCTCGTTTTGTCAACTCATTTCGAATTTTTTGTTTGAGTGGGCCTCTTGTTGATGACCTTTGAAGCTCTTCAATAAGTGTCTCTTTTGATTGTGACATCATATAGTAGTTCTGAAAGGTTTTCTTTCCACTTGTTCTGCCCACAGTTACCTGTGTTGGTTTAAATTTTGTTGGCATTATTTTCCTCTCCGTTCTGATTGAATTTTACGATGTTTGTCAACGATACCTTGAGTCTTTATATCCTTGATAGACTTCTTGGCGTATCTACTTGCAAGAGGGCTGTTAGGATGGGCTTCGCCCACCTTCTGCAATACCTCATTGAATCCACCATCAACCTTAATGTTACCACTCATGCCTGTACCACTAACAATCATTGGTGCAGAAGTGATAACACTTTCCTTGGAGGGATTTTCTTTTAAATATTCCTGTAGAGAAGACCAAGAGCAAAACATCTCTTCCATCTCATCAGTGTCTTTGTCTCTTACGCTATATGTTGGCATTATCTTTCAATTCTTTAAGTTGTAATTTCAATTCATGGATTTCATTGACCAACAAGGAGTGTTGGTCAACCAAGTCCTTTATTCTATTTAGGGAGGCGTAATAAGAGTTATTTAGAGTTTTAATTTCCATCTCCATAAGTTTAGCCAAACTCATAGTTTTAGATGGAGCCCCTAATCCACCGTATGGACTCACCACTTCATTCTCTTTATCTTCTTTCATTCTGCGTCCCATGTAATCGTGATAACTTTCACGTTTGACTGCGTTACTCATGCCGCCGCCTCATACCAATATGGCATACCCCTAAGTTTCCACTTAGCAAGATGCTGTTTGTACTTTATATAGTAATCCCTGTATGCAGTAAGCGAACTCTCGTTCTTTACATCATCTGGCATTGCCTGTGTTGGTTGCGTGAAATCAATACCCCTTGGAATTTCCCTTGGTGGTTGTCTTAACATACACTCCAGTTTTGCAAAACTAGCATGGGGTGCATCCTTACTGTAGCGATACATGTACTCTGTATTCAACTCTTTCCACATTGCATACAACCACATGTAGTTCTTTAAACTTTGTCGTACCCATATAGCACTAGGGTGGTTCACATGACAAGCCTTGTAGAGATATGGTTCACGATTGCGTCCCAATTCTCCATCTAAACGCCAGCGTTTAATCTTGCGTCCATTCTTAGTCAAGGCAGTGTACTCTTCACCATCCAGTACACGATGTGCAGTAGACATAAGTTGAGCGTACTCAATAATCATCTTACTACAGTGAGAATCACAGTGCATTTTTGCAGCGTCCTCGTAGTTATCAGACAGATAAAATATATTCATTTAAAAAACTCCGTTACTTGTTTGGTTTGGTGCATTACTCAACAAAGATTCAATGTCATTATCTGTGAATTTCATGCGTGAGTTCGTATCAATTCTTTTTGAAAACCACTCCACCCATTGAGAATCATCTTTATAAAATTCTCTAGTAGCATCCATTGACATACCATAGTATTTTAAAAATACACAATCCAATTTATGTTCAGTGATAATCCTGTATCTTTCATCTTGTAGAAGTTGTTGTTCTTGTTCGGCAACCATATCCAAATATTTACCCCTTGCATATTCTTTTTCTAATTCCATCTTTTGTAGTTCTTCTTCCCAAGTCGTTGGAATTTGATTAAATTCACTCATTATTGTTTCTCCCAGCGATAGAAGATGTGATCTTGTATCTCTGTTGTTTTCGTTTTAGTTGATGCCCAATCAGGTGTTACATAATCGGCATGGTAGTGGGTCGCACCCTCAGTGATATCTAGTATAGTCATTGTACCATTAAATATCAGTTCTGACAAGACATAAATCTCATTATATGCAGTTATATCACTAATTGAGTCAGACTTACCATCACAGTACCAGCTGAAATGGCATTTGTGTCGAACAGGTATCATCTCACCTGTACCCTTCCAACTAGGTTTGTGAATACCTTGAGTAACCACATCACAGATTGTGTCAGGAAATCTATCATCATTCATACGATTGATTGTTACGGAAGCAACAGCGATTTGTCCTGCTGCACCTTGGTTACGAGCCTCATGGTAAACATTAGTAGCGAGACATGATATCTCTTGTTTAGCATAGTCAGGGTCGAATTCAGTGACATTAACAGAATGTCCATGAAAGGTTAGTAGGGGAAGTATTAATAACTCTTTTATCATCTAGAAGTACCCCCCTTCAATCTCAGCGATTTCTTGTGTGGCGCAATCAACTGCCATACCACCACCAAACTCTTCCTTCACTTTAGCGAGGACATCAGCGGTTGTCTTAACACCTGTAGCGGTATCAATATCACCACTTGAATTATAGAAGTCCCATACAAACGATTGAACATCCATCATGTAAGCATTTACTTTACCCATTATACTATCTCCTTAAAACCAAATCCAGCAACTTTATACTTCTTTCCATCAAACTCCATCATATCACCCATAGAGGTAGAACGAAGTCCCATCTCTTGGCCTGTGTTCTTTGAAACATGTAGTGGAGTTAGTACTTTGACATCATCATTGTAATCACCATTATTAATTGTCTCACCATTATCACCAGTAAGGATTTTATCTCTACTCCATGAACCTTGAATATTGTTTGTCCAACGATAAGCATACTCAAGACACTGATTTGCATCAGTAGCTTCACTAATTACTTCCCAAGGAACATTAACCTCAGCGACAGTAACAGGGGTTTCTTCAAACGCAGCATGTATTACAGTAACTTTTTTCATAATATATTCTCTCTCTCTCAATTTACATACCTATTGTACCAAACCAGAATCGGTTTGTCAACAGTTTTTTTAAAGTATATCTGCATCCCAACATATTTGGGCCAGTTTTGATTCCATTCGGTATGCCTCTTTCTCCCAAGGCAAATCCCAATAGTCAGTGCTTTCTGAAACCTTAGACTTCTTCCAGCGTGTGAGACTTCCAGAAACTTCAGCACACAACTCTTTACGAGCGAACTGTTTAACATGTACCATCTCGTGACACAGTGCAGTCACAAAGTCCTTCAGAGATAGGTTACGACTGATCTCTATCTCAAACTGTCGATTGTTGTCTTCCATCATACAGTAAGCGATTGCGTCTTTAACGTCCTTAATCCTAACTGTGATTTCTAATGTGCGTAGTCGGGGCATAAGTTCATCAATCATCTTTGCTACCACATTGAAAGCAATTTCTTTCTGGGACACTTTACCACCAATAACGTCAATCATATTCATATCTGTCTCACTCTTTATCAGTTTATGTAGCCATTATACCATTGTTATCATAACATGTCAAGTACTATTTGCACTTTATTTCTTTAAATTTGCGTCTTGATTTCGAGAACTGCTTCATAGGTTTGCTGAAGATAATCTCTTCAGTAGTACCTTCTTTGATGTAGCCCACACAGTGCTGGGACTTGTCCAGTATGTAGGTATGACTTGGTACATTGTACCCTAGAGCATCGACATCCCACTTGGTGACTTCCTGTAAATACTGCATAATCTCTCTCTTTTCTCAATTTGTACACCTATTATACCATTGTTATCATAACATGTCAAGTGTTTTCGTAAAATAAATCAAAAAAAAAGTCCTTGCAGAACAAGGACTTAGAAATTATTTTCAATTATTTTCAATTATTATGCAGATAAGTCAATCTTACCACCTAATGGCGGTGGGGCATGACTCAATTCACCAGCTGAACTGTAGGTTGTGTAGGTTACTTCACTTACCCTAACAGGGCCATTTCCGACCCGACTGTGTTCTATATGTGCAGTTACCTGATTCGCCCCCAAATCATACGTTCTAGTGTAATCACTGAGGACATTTAGGGGTTGTATTGGTGATAGCGTTACAGGGTGATCTGACATATATCTATTTATAGATTTACGTCCTTGTAAGGTGGCCGCCCTCGCAGTGTAAAAGCTTCTATAGCTATTAGAGAGAGAAAAGGAAGACGACCACCACACCACTGGTTATCCTAGAAGTTCGCCTAGTGTTGCGGGCCCAGCAACCCCATCAGCAACAAGTCCATTGGCAGTTTGCCATTCTTTCAAGGCACGTTCAGTTCCAGCGCCAAAGATACCATCTGCACCAATACCTAGTGCTTCTTGCATCGTAGCAACTCCAACTGACTTCATACCCTTTCGTAGCACACCAATATCTTCTGGCGAAGGCACATCATCACTTGGAGAGGCAAAGGACTCATGGTCTCCAGCCTCACTACCTAGCATATGTAGTGCTTCTTTCCAGTGATGGATACGGTCTTCCAGACCAATATAACCACCATTGATGCGTTTAGTCATGGTTTTGATATCACCACTATCTGCATAGCGATTCAATCCGTTCTTGTTCCAATACCATATGGCGGACATGAGAGCGGTCTCTTTGTCTTCTGAAACCATGTCTGGATTATCGACAACATCAACATCCATATCTTCTGCAAAGGAACTATAGTTCGCTTTACCTGTCAATTGGATTGGGCCTCTGCCACGATACTTCCACCCATCACCACTGTCGGTGTCACCGTTGTCCATACGATTTGCATAGACTACGTTAGCAATCATTTCTGGTTGCCTGTGATAGGGTTCTGCATCCCTAGCAGCACGTTGAAAGTACTTGCCAAAGATTGCATTCAGCGCCTTAGCACTGTAATTTAGGTTCTCAGAGAATACTCTCCAACCACCACTCTCATGTCCACACTGAGCAATGAATGATGCAATACGTTCTGGTGTATTGATTTCATACTTAGGGAACACTTCGTTCATTGCATCTACCCAACCTTCTGGGTCTTTACAATTAGGAAATAGTTCTTTAAATTGACTTGATGATAACATTATTAACTCCTTTGATACTCATCGTTCCATCCAAAGGCATCTTTCACTACATGTTCTGAAAGTCCTTTGTATGCCTTATGCAATTTCTTGTCCTTAGCAGCGATAATTAAGTCTGCTTCTGAACTATGCAACCCCTCTAACATCTGGATAAACATATTCTCTTTTTTGAATAGAGGAAGGGCATCATTACCACCTTTGATAAAGTGAAAAAGTTTCCTTGACTCCCTTCGAAGTACTGTATGTTCTGTACCAGCAACAGCTTCGTTTCTGGTGAATGGAACTTCTCCTTCTGGGATAAGCCACTCTATAGCAGGGTCGAAAGATGATTTGACAATCATTCGTAATTGTTCACAATCATGTTCTTTGAGAATTGCAATCTTCTCAGGTTTAGTTTTAGCGTTGTGTACTTTCTTTAAAATTTCAGAAAGTAACGGTGTATGCGTTTTCATATTAAAAGTCTCCAATATCGTTCATAAGATTTCTCAATCTTTTTTGTATAAAGTAATTTAGTAGTTTACTCCTGTCACCTTTAGGTTCTTCTCTGTAAGCTTCTAGAATCCTACCTGTTAGTTCTTCTGGAATACACTCTAAATCAATTAGTGTTTTGTTTCGTTGATAATTACGCATCATCTCTTCCGTGAAGACATCCTCTGGATTAGATTCAATCCAACCAGCGATCTTCTTCTTAGACATAGGTTTCTGTCGTAAGTCATCAACGAATGTATTATCTGGAGATAAGAAGTTTGGTACACCATCACTCCTATCACCCTTTAACACATGTTCCCTTATATATATAGACGGATCAATACCGTTGATAAATTTCTTCAGTACTGGACTATATTGTTTAACGAAGTTGTATTTGTGCAACTGGATGAAGTCCTTGTCACCAGACAGAATTAGAATGGGTTCAAACTCATTTGGAGTCTTAGCAATATGTTGACATATCACAGCGATACAGTCATCCGCCTCAGCACCTTCGACTTCAACAACCGTGTATGTGAAC